TTTTTACACAACAAAATAAGAGCTACCTGTTACCATTCGCAGCCCTCGTAACTTAAAAGGAGTTATTCATGAATGAAGAAGAAAAGCAAACTGAAGTTATTGAGGAAGGCAAAGAATCAACACCCGTTGAGACTAAGTCTGAATCATTAGCAAGTCCAAAACCTTACAAGAACAAAGACCGTGAGGATGTTTGGAAAGAAGATGAACCCAATAACGAACAGAGTGCAGCTAACGTTGACAAGGACACCGAAGAAGATTCTAAGGCTACTCCAGATGAACAACGCCCTGCAAATGCTGAAGAAAAAGTGTTTAAGAAACGTTATGACGACCTTAAACGCCATCACGATTCAACTATCGGGAAGCATAAAGATGAACTTTTAAAACTTAAAAAGCAAGTCGAACAAGCCGCTAAAAAAGCTTATCTACCTCAAATGTCTAAAGATGAATTAGATGATTGGAGAAAAGATAATCCTGAAATGTATGATGTTATGAAAACATTAGCATATGAGGAAGCTGATGAAAAAACAAAAGCTGTTGAAGTTAAACTAGAAGAGATTAAAAATGCTCAACTAAATTTAGCTAGAGAAAAAGCAGAAGTGGAATTACTTAAATTACACCCTGACTTTTATGATATTAAAGGCAGTGATGAATTTCATGAGTGGGCTGATAAGCAAGACGACATGATTAAAGGTTGGTTATACAATAACTTTGATAATGCAAAACTTGCTGCTAGAGCGATTGATTTATATAAGATGGACTCAGGTTTATCTAAAAAAGCAAAAGTATCTAGTGCAGAAGCTAAAGCGGAAGCAGCAAAAGCTGTTACTAAAACTCGTACTGGCGATGAGAACAAAATGAAGGAAAAGAAAGTTTGGAGTTTAAAAGAAATATCTAAACTTAAACCTTATGAGTTTGATAAGTTAGAAAAAGAAATCGATGCAGCTAAACGAGAAGGCAGAATCACAACTTAACTTAACAACTAAATAATTACCATTAGGAGGTATTTAAAATGGCAGTATCAAGAAGTTCCGGTTACGGAAACTTGCCTAACGATAATTTTATCCCTCAGATATTTAGTCAAAAAGTTCAAAAGTTCTTCAGAAGAGCATCTGTTGTTGAGGATATCACAAATACAGATTATGCTGGAGAAATTGAAAATTTTGGCGATACTGTGAAAATTATCAAAGAACCTGTAGTAAGCGTACAAGCTTACACAAGAGGTTCAGTAGTAAACCCACAAGACTTAGCAGATGACCAGATTACTATGGTTGTTGACCAAGCTAATGCTTTTGCATTTAAAGTAGACGATATTGAAGAAAGACATTCTCACATTAACTTTGAAAGTGTATCAACTTCTTCAGGTGCGTATGCTCTTAAGAACAGCTATGACCAAAACATATTATCCGATATGTTCTCAAACGCAGGAACAACTATTGGTTCAGATGGTTCAGGACAAGACGTAGGTTTTGCTTCGGGTGAAATTGACCCATTAAATGTAATGGCAAATCACTCTAAGAGACTAAACGCAGCAGACATTCCATTTGAAAACAGATGGTTTGTTGCTTCACCTGCTTTCTATGAGCAATTACAGCAAACTGACTCTAAGTTACTTGACACTCGTTTCTCAGGAGACGCTGATGGCGTTCTAAGAAATGGTAAAGTGTATGAAGGAAACATTGGTGGATTCACTCTTTATATGAGTAATAACCTACCTGCTTCTTCAACAGGTAACTATGAGAAGCTATTATCAGGTCACATGTCTTCAACATCAACAGCAAATCATATTGCTAAGATTGAAGTTGTAAGAGACCCTGATTCTTTTGCTGACGTTGTACGTGGTTTACACGTTTTCGGAAGAAAAGTATTAAGAACAGAAGCTCTACTTGCAGAGCATATATTAATCGATTAATAGAGGAGGAACTATATTATGGCTACTGATTATAACAGTAATATTACTTCTACTAACATCCCTGCTAAAAGAGGTGCTAGTATCCCACGAGTAATATCAGACGTAGTAGATTTTTCTTCTACTACAAACGGTATAGGCGATACATTTGATGTATTACCAATCCCTGCTAACTCACTAGTTTTAGCAGCAGGTTATGACATCCTAACTGTAGGTACTGGTACAGGCACAATAGCACTAGGTGATAGTGTTGACCCAGACCAGTATGTTGCAGCAGTCGTACAAACAGCGGCTGGACAGAAGGTAACATTGGATGCTAACTATGCATACTCAGCAGCAGATGCGATTAGATGTACTATTGCTACAGCAGCAGTAGACTCTAAAATTAGAGTATGGGCTTGTGTTATTTCATTAGACGATGGTGCTACACTATCTGATACTGATTCACAAACATCAACATTTGCTTAATCAATAAATAACAAAGGGGGGTTTATTCCCCCCTTTAATTAAATTTAAAATGCCAATATATATTTATGAAAATACTAAAACAGGTAAAGTATGGGAAGAGAATGTTCCCTATGAAGATAGAAATAAAATTGTTAAAAAAGATATAATTAGAATACCTGCAGCTCCTAATATGCTTCGTATTTTAAATACCAACGAAAATAAAATTAGAGACCGTTTGGGTAGCATGGTCCAACAAGGTTATAAACAAAGAGATACCTTAGAAAAAAAAGGGTTAATCAAAGTTTCTAGTGCAGAAAAAGAAAGCAGAGAGAAACGTAAACAAAAAAGGAAATGGGTGTAAATGAATTATTTAGAATTATGTAATGCTGTACTATTAGAACTCAATGAAGTTGAGTTAACCTCTTCTAATTTTAACTCTAGTAGAGGCGTACAGACTGCAACTAAAGAATTTATTAATAAAGCTATTTCTGATTTATATAATGCAGAAGTAGAATGGGCATGGTTGCATAACTCTACAACACAAGATACTAATGTAGGACAACAAGAATATACACTTCCTACAGATATGAGAAAAGTAGATTTTGAATCTTTTTATCTTACACCAAAACAAGTTATATCTAATAATGAATTTACAAGTGATATTTCTAATTGGACAACAGTTTCAGGTTCTCCTTCTTATTCATCTTTAGGTAACGGTAGACTACTATTAAATAATTCAGAAGTTACTCAAGCTGTTACTGTTACAACAAACAGACCTTATCAATTAGCAGTACGAGCAATGGGTGGTACAATTAATCTTAAAGTAGGAACTTCTTCAGGAGACAGTAGTATTATTAATAATAATATTAGTGTTACAAATGTAGGAGAAGGCAGGATGCACTATATATTATTTACTCCTACTGTTTCTACTATTTATGTAGGTTTAGCTAATACTGATAGTGCAGATTATTATGTAGACTTTATAAAATTAGCAGAAGACTTCCAACCTTTTAAGTTAAGGTACATTTCTTATGATGACTTTTTAAGAAATAATACAAATAAAGATTTTGATACTGATGTTAAATATACTAAACCTGATAGAGTTTATAGAACACAAAATCATACAAGTTTTGGTTTAACACCTATTCCTAATAAAGATACTTACACTATTAATTATGAATACTTTAAAGTTCATACAAATTTAAGTGCTTCAACAGATGAACCTTTATTACCATCACGATATCATCATGTTATTGTAAATAGAGCAAAATATTATTTATATAAATTACGTTCTGATGTACCAATGGCAAATATTGCTAATGCTGAATATGAAGATGGAGTTAAAAGAATTAGAATAGAAATGTTAAACAAACCTGACTATATAAGAGATTTAAGAGTAAATTTAAATTCTGTATCTTCAGGGGGTTTAACTAACGTATAATGCCTGATACCTCTTCTTTAGCCCCTGCAATAGTAAGTTGCTCGGGGGGTTTAGTACTTAATAGAGATGTATTTTCTATGTCTCCGGGGGAAGCTTTAGAATTAAAAAACTTTGAACCAGATATTACTGGTGGATATAAAAAAATATTAGGAACAGAATTATTCAATACTAATATTGTTCCTCAAGTATCTGCATTTACAGAACGTGTAGTTTTTTCTGCTATATTTAATAATATTGTTTTAGCAGGTAGAGGAGGAAGTATTTATCGAGCAGATTCTGGCTCAGGCTCTTGGACATCTTTAATAACAGGTCTAGGAACACCAACACAAAACTATGAATTTAGAAAATTTAATTTTGATGGTACAGATAAAATTATTATTTGTTCAGGAACTTCTACACCTAGAATAGTAGATACAAGTTATACTGTAACTAATGTAAATGCTACAGGTAGTGCAAACTTTAAATTTGTAGAAATATTTAAGAATCATATTTTCTTTTCAGGTGATTCTAGTAATCCACAATCAATTAAGTTTATGTCGCCTTTTGGTACAAATGATTATACAACAGCCAATGGTGGTGGAGAAATAAGAGTAGATTCTCCAATTGTAGGTCTTAAAGTTTTCCGTGAAAATCTATTTATTTTTTGTACTGATGAAATATTTAAAGTTGTAGGAACATCTTCTGCAGACTTTCAGCTACAACCTGTAACTAGGAAGATAGGATGTTTAGACGGTAGAAGTATTCAGGAATTTGGTGGTGATGTTATTTTCTTAGCACCAGACGGATTAAGAACAATTGCAGGTACAGATAGAATTGGTGACGTAGAATTAGGTACTATTTCTAAACAAGTTCAAGAAATTATTGATAATATTACAACTCATAATATTAATTCATTAGTTATTAGAAATAAATCACAATATCGATTATTTTATCCTACATCTTTAGACCAATCCGAAAATGCTTCAAGAGGTTTGATATGTGTTATTAAAGGTCAACCTGAAGGTGGTGCAGGTTTTGAATATGCAGAATTAGAAGGATTAAAAGTTTCTTCTTCTGATTCAGATTTTATTAGTTCTACAGAAACTGTTATATCCGGTGGATATGATGGTTATGTTTACAAACAAGAATCAGGTAGTTCTTTTGCAAGAGCAGGTTCTAGTGTAAATATAAATGCTTTCTATAGAACTCCTGACATGACTATGGGAGACCCCGGTATACGTAAGAGTATGCAACGAGTTATTTGGAACTATGCAAACGAAGGTGATGTAGATTCTAATTTTAAAGTTAGATATGACTTTGACAGTCCACAAGTTCCTCAACCATCAGCGTATCGATTAACAACTGGTGCAGGTATTGCTGTTTATGGTTTGTCTGCTTCTACTTATGGAACAGCAGTTTATGGTTCTTCAGGAGCAAACTTAGTACGTCAACCAGTAGAAGGAAGTGGATTTACCGTAGCTTTACGAGTAGAAGAAACATCAAGTAACTTACCTATATCATTTAAAGGTTATCAATTAGAATTTATACCCGGAGGTAGAAGATAAATGGGAACAACATATACAAGACAGGAATCAGCAAATATTACTGATGGTTCGGTTATTGAGGCATCTCACCTTAATAATGAATATAATCAGATAGAGTCTGCATTTGCTGCATCCACAGGACACCAACACGATGGTACTGCAGGTGAGGGTGGTTTTATACCCCTTATTGCAGATATCGATGCAAATAATAAAATATTAGTAGATACATCAAGCAATAGATTTGGTGTATTTGTTGAGGTATCTTCTAGTCCTGTAGAACAGTTTCGATTTCAAGATGGTGCTATTGTTCCCGTCACCACTAATGATATTGATTTAGGTACTGGTTCTTTACAGTTTAAAGATGCTTACTTTGACGGTACAGTAACAACTGATGGATTAGTTATTGGTAGTGCTACATCTATCACGGATATTGATACAGATTTATCTTCTGTCTCAGCCAGTGATGATACTCTTGCTTCTGCTAAATCAATTAAAGCCTATATAGATGCTCAGGTAACAGCACAAGACTTAGACTTTGAAGCAGATACAGGCGGTGCTTTAAGTATTGATTTAGATTCTGAATCCCTAACATTTACAGGTGGTACAGGTATTGATACAAGTGGTAGTGGTAATGCTGTAACTTTTGCTATTGATTCTACCGTAGCTACACTGACAGGCACACAGACATTAACCAATAAAACTATTGATACTGCTAATAACACTATCACTGTTGTGGAAGCTGACATCTCTGATTTAGGTGCATATATTACTGCAAGTTCAACAGATACCTTAACAAATAAATCTATCAGCTTAACAACTAATACTTTAACAGGTACAACTGCTGAATTTAATACATCTTTATCTGACGGTAGTTTTACAACACTAGCAGGTACAGAAACATTAACCAACAAAACTTTAACAACACCTACCTTAACTAGCCCTGTTTTAAATACTTCTGTTTCAGGTACAGCTTTCTTAGATGATGACACATTTGCTACAGCCAGTGCTACAACACT